GTAGATAATTTATCATGTCGTTTTCTACCTTCACAATAATGTTCAATAAAGGCTTTTTCAGATTTTAAAATCTTGTCACAATATTTGCAACTGTAGTATTCTTTAGCCATGTTAAAAATCTTCTTATAATGGTTGGGTGATATTTAGTACATACAGGAATGACAATTCCTATCTTATAATCCTTATCAAATAATACTTGTGGGTGATTATCGTTATTGTTAATAATTAAAAGATGAAATGTATCAATATAACCTATTGTGGTAGTTTCAGCAGCAAATCTATGAATCCGTTTAGTTATCGGCGATGATGTTAAATATTGATAATTATCGATAATATAGTTAGTTCTATTATAAATATGGATATACTCATCTCTAGTAGGCAATCTAAAATTATCATAGTCATCAATGATTAAAAAATCCAGAAAAAATTGAAAATCAGTATTTTTTACCATCTTATGATATTCTGGCGGAGCTATATTTAGAACATGGTACTTATCTACTCTTAATTGTCTCATAATTTTAATTTTTTAATTTCAGCATCTTGATAGCCTAATTCATGTGCCATTTTTTTAATATCATCGATGGTATAGAATTCTTTATATTCTTTGGCAACCCTTTTAGAACATTCTAAATATTGTCCAATGATATCTACTGTATCATCTTTAGTAGATTTTGGAAATATCCATGAGTATCTCGTGTACTTATTCATAGAGGATATGCAAAATAATTTAAACAATAATTCTGGATGGTCTTGTAAATCAAATATCATTGGAGATATATGATTAAGGACAATCATTTGGTTAGGTTCATCAGTAGATTGCAACCATTGGAAAACCACATATGGTGTGAAGGATTTCTTTAAATTATCATCAATGGTATCTAAATAATTATAATTTTTATTGTTAATTTCTCTTAATACTTCAAATATATCTAATCTTTCTTTCATATAATTCTCCTTATGTGGTGATTGTATCATATTGTATTGGACAAATCCAATATTCTTTATGTGAATAGGTACATAATCCGGAATTACTTATGGTATCGAATACCCAACGTAAACCATCCTCATCATAATCCTCAATCCAGTATAATATAGCATCATATCGACGATGCTGCTTTAATAATGGAGATATATGTTTACATTCTTGAAGGGTAGGCATTCTCCAATCATTATTACCATCAATATTCAATAATTGACAATATAACAAAGCATCATCATAGTTTAGTTTTTTAACATATTCTTTTGGGACTGTTACAATATTCATAATTATTAAATTCTTAAATTAGTAAAAATCCTCCCCGAAGGGGAGGATTTTCTTAATCATTGTTATCGTCTTGACAGTTTAGACATACTCATGCTTGACGATGGTCTTGTTGGTGCAGATGGTGGTGCATATTTTGAAGATTGTGACAATTTATTCATGTCCATATAATTCTGTTTAGTTGGTGATGGTACCGATGATGCAAAATTACTTTTAAAATTATTAGATGGTGCAATAGGTTGTCTATTATCAATAACAACAGTTTTATGCTCCACTACTCGTTCTGATGGTCTATTATTGTTAGGACTATTCATAGCATTAGAGATTGCATGACCTGCTAATGCTCCAACCGCCATATTCATCATAGTATTATCGTGTTGTGGCGGTTGTACGACCACTGGAGCTTGAGGAGCATATTGCGGCTGCGCCGGTGGTTGAGCATTCTGTTGGGCAATCTGCTGCTGTTGGGCATACATTTGTTGTTGCTGTGCTGCAAACTGTTGTTGCTGTTGTTCCAATTGAATTCTAGCCTGATACTGTTGAGCTTCTAATTCTTTAATACGGTTGGCCTCATCATCTCCACATGCTGCTAATAATAAAGGCAATACTAATACTAATTTTTTCATTTTTGTATATCCACAAAGGTTAAGGAAACAATAATATAGTAAAAAATTATCCCAATGTCAATCATTTTTTAATTTTTTATAAAATTCATCCTTGTTTTTTCAACATCCAGATAATTCAATGCTCTCAGAGCAACCTTTTCAAAATCCCTCTACTATAGGATATCTTTAATGATATATGACTATTATTTTACTATCTATATGATATTCTTACAATAATTTACTAATGCTAAATGATTATTTAAATATTTCTTAAAATTATATTGAATATTCATTTACTATTTGGTACTATAAATATCCATTTTAAATAATTATGGTTAATAATAATGACAATTGAACAAAAATTTAAAAAGCTAGATGAAGTATCACATGTACTGAAGAGACCTGGTAGATATATTGGTAATATTAATACCATTGAATCAGAATCTCATATCCTTAATAATAGTAAGTTTGAATTATCTACTATTTCATGGTGTCCTGCACTATTGAAAATATTTGATGAAATTATTTCTAATTCTGTAGACCATGCAAAAACAGATGCTGGTAAACTATTAGACACTATTAAAGTATCTGTAGATAAAGATACTGGTGAAATATCTGTTTATGATAATGGGGGTATTGTTGTTCTTAAACATAAAGAATATGACCAATATATCCCTGAAATGATTTTTGAATTAAGAGCTGGTAGTAATTTTAATGATGATACAGAAGAATCTACTAGAATGGGAACACATGGTGAAGGTGCTGCATTAACATGTATATTCTCTAAATCATTCTCGGTTGAAACTTCTGATGGTAAAAATAAATTTATACAAATCCATACTGATAATAGTAGAACTAAAACAGTTCCTACCATTAAAAAATGTAAGGATAATTATACCATTATCAAATTCTTACCAGATTATGAAAAATTTAATATGGAAGGATTATCTGAAGATAATTATAAAAAGTTAGAGAAACGTGTTTATGATATTGCCGGATGTAATCCTAAATTGAAAGTCTATTTCAATGATACAAGAATCAATATTAAAAGTTTCCAAGACTATATTAAATTATATACCAATGATTATATCTTTGACCATAATAAATCCTGGGAAGTAGGGGTTTCTAAAAGTGATGGTTCATTCTCTCATGTATCATTTGTTAATAGTACAGAAACACTCGTGGGTGGTACACATGTTAATTATGTTGCCGACCAAATTATTCTAAAATTAAGAGAATATATTGAAAAGAAACATAAAATCACTATTAAACCATCTGAGATTAAGAATCATTTGAATATATTCATTAACAGTTCTATCGTTAATCCACGATTCAATGGTCAAACAAAAGAAGAAATGATTTCTGATGTTAAAACCTTTGGTTCTACCTTTGAAGTATCTGATAATTTTATTAAACATATCGTACAATCTACCATTGTTCAAAGTATCCTAGATTGGGCGGCTGCCAAAGAACAGGCATTATTGATGGCAGAATTGAAAAAGTTAAATAAAAAATCTGAAAAGGCTGACCCTAGTAGAATTTTGAAATTTGAAGACTGTGCTGAAAAGAAATTTAGAGATAAATGCACATTATTCATTACAGAAGGGGATTCTGCAGCCAAACCCCTCATAGGTGTCAGAAATCCTCAGAATATGGGTGTATTTGCCTTAAAGGGTAAACCATTGAATGTTGAGAATATTCCACCTAAGAAATTATTAGAGAATGAAGAGATTAAGAACCTATTAACCATCATTGGTTTACAATTAGGGGAACCTGTTAAATTTAAATCACAATTAAGATTTGGTAAAATTGTCTTTGCCACCGATGCGGATGTTGATGGTAAACATATCCAAGGATTATTGATTAACCTATTCGCCAAATTTTGGCCAGAATTGTTAACCACTCATCAAATGATTTATAATTTTAGAACTCCTATCATTAAAGTCACTACCAATAAAGAAGTTATAGACTTCTATGATGAACAATCTTATAATATTTGGAAAAAGAAAAATGGTAGTAAAAAAGTTACTGTTAATTATTATAAAGGCTTAGGTACTTCTACTACCAAAGAATTTAGAGAATATATCAATAATATTAATAATCATTTGGTAAAATATACCATTGATAATGATGATGATAAAGATTCTATCAAAATGGCTTTCTCTAAAGATGGTGCTAAGAGTGCTAATGATAGAAAAGATTGGTTAGATTTAATTTAAGGATTATTATGAGAGTTAAAGAATTTTTCGATACAGAATTTAAACAATATAGTATCTATGATTGTGTTAGGTCTATTCCTAATGTCATTGATGGTTGGAAACCATCTCAAAGAAAATGTATCTATGGTATCCTAGATAGAGGTGAAAATGCCTCAGAATTTAAGGTTGCCCAATTATCGGCACATATTGCTAATGTTAGTTCATATCATCATGGTGAAAATAGCCTTAACGAAACCATTGTTAAACTAGCACAGGATTTCACCGGTTCTAATAATATTAATTATTTTGAACCTGTTGGACAATTTGGGAATAGATTATCAGGGGATTCTGCATCACCTAGATATATTTTCACAAAATTAACAGAGAATTTTAGAAAATTATATAAGAAAGAAGATGATATCATCCTTAATTATATTGAATCAGATGGTCAATCTATTGAACCTGATATCTATATTCCTATTATCCCTAATGTTTTAATTAATGGTGCCAGAGGCATTGGTTCAGGTTATAGTACCAATATTCTTAATCATAATCCTAAAGATTTGGTTAATAATATCCTCACCATCCTCGATGGTAAAAAGCCTTCTACCATACTTCCATGGTATAAAGGATTTAAAGGCACTATTACAGAGAATAATAGACAGATTACATTCACCGGTATTTTAGAAGTTGTTAATACTACTACTATCAAGATTACTGAATTACCTATTGGATACTTCTTAGATGATTATAAGAAGATATTATTTAAACTGCAGGATGATGGGATTATTAAAGATTTTGAGAATCATTCCACTGATTCAACATTTGAATTCTTGGTAAATGTTCCTAGAACTACTACAACCTTAACACAAGATGATTTGATAACTAAGTTTAAATTAACATCTAAGATGACACAGAACTTCACATTATGGAGTTCTGATAATCATATTAGGGTATTTGATGATGCACAAGATATTATTGATTATTTTGTTGATTTTAGATTATCTAAGTATGAAGAACGTAGATTGAAATTAATGGAAATCTATAATAGTCAATATGATTGGTTAGTAGAAAAGAAGAAATTCATTGAATGGTATATTGTGAATTCTAAAACATTCTCTAGTAAGAATAAAAAAGAATTGGTAGAACTATTATCAGATAATGGTTTTATTAATATTACTGACCTATTAGAGATTAAATTATATAACCTTACTAAAGATGATATCCTAAAATTGGAAAATAATATTATTAAGATTGAAAATGATATAGCAGCATTGGCAAAGACCAATGCTGCTAAAATGTATAAAAAAGAGTTAAATGATTTAAATATCTAAATTATGAGTTATACATGTATTAACATCTTCGGGTGTTAATACTGTAAATCTGTATATAGCCGGGTATGCCAGTAGCAGAATACGGTAAAATTGCATGTTCGAACGTAATATCCATTAATACCTCCGTTGATTGCCGTTATATATAATTATTTATTAGTAGGTTATCCTACTAAATTAGTATACTATTATATTATAACGACAGCAACTATGGAAGTATTTAAATTTTATATGATAAACAATCATTAACATCATTAGGTGTTAATGATTTGAATTGTTCAAATAGTTCTAATGTATCACTACATTCCATGGTAAGACCATGATAATAATACCGATGGATTTGTTTACTATTTTTCATAATATACTTTAAAATCTTTTTCTTCATATGTTCAGAAATCATTAAATGGTTTTCTACTATTGTAAAATCATTTAATGATATCTTCAAATATTTGTCATATTCTGTTATATTTTCAAAATATTTAACAAAATAGTTATTGTTGAATTGCGTATATATCTGGATATAACCATCTATTCCAGTATCTTCACTGTTAAAACTTACTACCTTTACTGAACTATTCATAAAAAATCCTTGTTAATTACGCCATTAAATCTTCTGAATGAATATTGGCAGGGTCAAATTTCGCATTAATCGACCTAACATTCGAAGGATGGAATATAAAAATACTATCACCTAATCGTGATTGACGATTTTCTTTATCCTTCCATGATGCAGTATCATGAACATTTTTAATAATTAATGTATCCATACCCTTAGATTGGGCATAATATGCAAAATCATTGGTAGTCTCTAATTGTGGATATTTTTTAATATATAAATTATTCCAATTACTACCTTTAGCATCTACTATTAGAACCTTACCTTTTTTTATGAATAAAGGCATGATATTGCCACCTAAATGATAATTCCTTACCTTACCCCACCCATCAGTATCCTCGCCTGCGTAGGAGGCAGATACGACAGGATTTGAGGATAATACTAAGGCTCCCAATGGTGTTCCAGTATTTCTTGCACTATCCGATAGTCTAGGGTCAAATGATTTAAAATTATGAATTGTCCCATGATAGTAAACATGATGAATATCAAATCCTAAAGATTCTGCCCTACCATACCTAGCCTCTTTAGACATATCTAATCCTTCTGATTCTAAGGGTATTGGATATTGTTTGGTAATATCTTCAAATAATTCTTTAAGTTTCATATTTTACACCAGTTTAATAGGTCTAATAGCACAATATTCATCATTAGATGAATCAGAAAAGTATGTATCTATACGGAATTGATTATCGTTAAATTCATAATACCAATGGTCACCTTTTTTATTAGTATCCGCTGCCCAATAATTATCTTTACGTGATATTTCATATTCAGGAGGTAACAAGTTAGCATTATCATGAATGAATGTCCATTCATCCTTAGTAGGTACTTTCCAACCGGATAAACTATTAATATATTTTTCTGATTCTACCCAAACATCAGCTTCCCTGGCTAAGGATTTTGGTGATAATATCATTTTCTTATTTTTATAATCACCAATATAAATTCCACCATTAGATTCTGGATACTTTATATAACCATCGGTAGAATATTTACCATTTGGTAATATATTTTTAACGGCAATAACCCCTATTGATATAGTTTGTCTACCTTTTCCCATTATATTAAAATATTTATTTTTAGGATGTACCCCCACCTCATCAGTAGTTATTGTCCAATATGGGGAAGTATTTAAACTCTTATTTTCATCTCCCCAATTATTATCAAAATTCTTGGAAATGAAAGCCATCTCATCTATTGTTGGTAATCTCCAACCTTTTCCCAATGATTTACAATATTCAACAGCTTCTACATAGGGTAAACTTTTTTCGGTTTCCGGTTTTGCTAATATAATTTTATGACCCTGTAAAGTTCCTATATACATCCCATCTTCAATATAATTATCACTAAATTTCAACTGTTCTTCTTTATATCGTTTATAATGTTTATTTAATAAGGTATCTAAATGATTTATATATTGTGTTGATAAAAATACAGCTTGGTATGGTTCATTTCTATGAATAATTTTATTACCATTATCAACAAACCCCGCATATCCTAATGCTCTGAAAATGTTTGAACTCTGTCTACCACGGGGACTATATTTATGATATTCTACTTCTTGATACTTATCCATTTCATTACCAAGTTTTCTTTTTATCATCGTCTTATATTCATCACCACCATATATTATATTTGCCACAACATAAAATAATTTAGATGCTGGTTTATCTTGTTGCGCCGCATGCTCAATACCGTAATCAATACGGTCAATAGCATCAGGGTACATTTTTTTAATTTTATTAATATCCCTTTCTAAATCAGAATCTTTATATTGTGCAACATTTACCAAGTTACCCTTACCATTCCATTCAAATACCTGAATATATGGGGCATTACTTCTAAATGGTAATTTATCCAATGTTTTTACAGCATCTATATTATAAACGTGCCATATAGTTTGTAATGGATAACAATATATACCATTAGGTGTATCCCATGGTGAAGCAGGATTAATACCTACTTTGGGTTCATATGTCATAGATATATAAACATTAGGATTATCCTTATATTTCAATAATTGGTCATATGCCGATAATCTAGGATTTTTTTCAGGATTTCTACGTGCTTCTAATAATGGCAATATTTCTAATAATCTCATATTCTATACCAATTTAATAGGTCTAACATAATAATAAATATCATCCAAGGGTTTCTCACCCTCTGCAGGTTTCCACCCTGTTGATGATGTACCAAAATCAATATTATTATCATTATGATATTCAAATACAACATTCTTTGTATCATCATGTTTATATTCTTGATATGATGATGACCAATATGATACTTCATCTTTATCATAATTTAAAAATTTATAATCATCAGATAACATCTTTAAATTTCCACCAATCAGTACAAAATCTGGTTTTGATGGTATAACCCATTTACCAGGCAATGATTTAACATAGTCAACAGCATCCTGATAATAATTAAATCCTTTTTCATATTTCTTAGGTGATAATATTAAGGATTTACCATGTATCTCACCAATATATAATCCACCATGTTTAGTAGTTTCCAAATTTTTATTATATCTTACATAATCCTTATTTAATATAGTGTCTAAATGGTTTATATAATCAGTAGATAAAAAGAAGGCCTGTGTAGGCTCATTACTATGGATAATACCATCCCCATAATCTACCATACCAGCATATCCTAATTTTCTTAATATTTTACCAAACTTCCTACCAGAAGGACTATACTGATGATAATCAATTTCTTGATACGTATCCATTTCAGTACCCAATTTTCTTCTAGGTACCGATACAGGTTTTTCATCTTCACCAGATAATATATTAATAAGACTAAAAAATCTGGATGCTGGCTGTTTACTATAAGCCTTCGAAAATGCCTTCCCTATCATAGGTAATATTTCTTCTTTATATCTATCTGGTGGTATATCTTTAAATATCATTTTCATATCATTAGATAAATCTTGTTCGGTATAATCATGCACATCAATAAATTTACCCTTACCATTCCATTCAAATACCTGAATATACTTAGCACTACTAACAAATGGCAATTTTATTAAACTTTTATTTTTATCAAAATCATATATATCCCATACATATTGTAATGGATAACAATAGATACCCAATGGGGTGTTGTATTTCGATAATGGATTAATACCAAATTTTGGCAAATATGTCATAGATATATAAACATTAGGATTATCTTTATACTTGAATAATTGTTCATATGCAGATACTTTAGGATTCTGTTCAGGATTCTTACGTGCCTCTAATAGTGGCAATACTTCTAATAATTTCATCTCTTAATTAACCTCACCATTGCCTTACCATCTGCATAATAATCCATCTGTGAACCTGTCTGCATATGTTTAATCCATGCCATATCCCTATCATTACCCATAGTAGATGACCAATAGGCTGCATCTTTAAACAAATACCTATCATCATGAAATGTCTTTGTAATATAATTATAGATATATACCAATTCTTCAATTGTTGGCAATCTCCAATTCTTACTACTCTCAGCATACTTAACAGCATCAGCATGCGTCAAATATTTCTCCGATGATTTAGGCGATAATATAATCTTCTTACCTAAAAAACCCCCCATATCAAACCCATCCTCTGATGAGGATGCAGTTTGATTCAATTTATCAGGATTGGCATGATACTTATATAGATTTAACATTATTAATTACCCATGATGATAATATTTCTTAATTAACATATTCAAAAATGTTGTGTACTGTGGAAATTTTGACAAATATTCAATATCACCAGGTTTATTAACAATATTAACATTTTTTTCATCTTGAAATTCGTTACGTTCCAAATGTATACAGAACTTTTGATTACCAGCATTAATAATATATAAATGTCCAGAATGATTATAATCATCAAATTTATTTTCTGATTCTTTAGCACTAACACACCATGTAGTACCACTACCATATTCTATAGAGGTAGCTTCGTTCTTAGGAATAATAACCTTAAAATTGGGTGTGTCAAATAGAATATGAATATTACCTTCTTCCTGTTCAGCCTTTAATTTAGCATTTGACCATAATTCATTAGTCACATATTTGGTCTTCATAGGGTCATGCGTTACAGCATGCTTTAAATCTAATACACTATAATGTGATAAATCTGTCTTCTCAATAACACCACGTTGTTTCAATTTTTCAAATTCTGCAATATCAGTAGTCAATTCATGAATATCACCCATATGGAAATGTTGACCAATATACTGATTAATTAACCATTCAATATACTTTTTACCAATATTAGCAGATAAATATTTTACCAAATCTACAGCATTACTAAATTGTGGTTTATTAGATTTATCATTATTATATGCAGTCATAATCTCTTTTTCAAACTTCTGACCTAAAACATCCTCTTTAGCCTCTACTATAATATTCCAATCTATCGGCATACCTGCCAATTCTAATAATCTATTTAAATCTTTCTGCATTATGATAATTCCCGTGAAGAATAATATGAATTCAATTATTTATCATTGTTTAAGGGTAAAGATGGTTAGGATTATTAATATTAATATGATATTGGTTATTATCATTATGATGAAACCATTAAGATGATTAAAAGACCATTGATGTTGTTATGGTTATTATCATTATGATGAAACCATTAAGATGATTAAAGACCATTGATGTTGTTATGGTTATTATCATTATGATGAAACCATTAAGATGATTAAAAACCATTGATGTTGTTATGGTTATTATCATTAGGATGGTAAAGAGAGAATAAATACCGTATTGATATTTTAAAATAGGTTAAAACAATGAAAACACAATTATTAGTAGAAGATATGTTACCTGACCAATCAGGATTTATTACCGAATCTGCCACTGATGGTAAAGATATGTATATCAGTGGAATTTTTATGGAGAGTGGGGTCAAAAATAGGAATGGGAGGATTTACCAGCTTGAAGAAATGACTAATGCAGTCAAACAAGTTCAGGAAAATATTAAGAATAATCAAATTTTTTGGGGCGAATTGGACCATAGTAATTCATTACAAATCTCAAGTGACCGTGTTTCGCATATGGTTACCGAATTGAGAATGGAAGGTAATCAAGTATTTGGTAAGGCCAAAATTTTAGATACCCCATGTGGTAAAATCGCCAAAGTTTTAATTAAAGAATCTGGTTCGCGTATGGGCGTATCTAGTAGAGGTTCGGGTTCTGTTGATGAATCAGGAGTCGTGTCAAATTTTTCACTAATTTCTGTGGATATAGTATTAAATCCAAGTTGTGCCTCTGCGGTACCAACGGCAATTTATGAAAGTTTAGAAGCATCTATTAAAGGTCGTCATATCCTTACATTAGCTGAACAAATTCAAGAAGATGCATCTGCACAAAAATATTTGGTTACCGAATTAAAACAATGGATGAATAGTTTTTTGAAAAAATAATATTATTCAATACTAAAAAACCCTCTTGACCATTTATTTGTTGGTTAAGAGGGTTTTTTATTATACTTGTATATATAAAATCCATCACCTAATGCATATTAATATAATAACAAGCCTATCAATAAATTAATATCAATAGGCTAATTATTATAAATAGATGCTACTGGATTCGCGTAATTGGCGTTACCAATCCACTAATTCTCTCTCAAACAATGTATATCCACCGCAAGAATCAGCTAATCTATTTATGATTATTATTTCATAAATTTTCAATTTGGTCAACCATATTCTGCAGGATATACATCTTTAACAGGATATTTTTATGACTAACTCAAATAAAACAATACCTTATTTCTATATTATTAGACATATCCCATCATCTAAGATGTATGCAGGATGTCGTTTTGCTAAAAATTGTAATCCGGCTGAATTGTTTGCACCAGATGGATATTTTACATCTTCTAAATATATTAAACGATTGATAGCGGCAGATGGATATAACTCTTTTGAAGTATTACGGATTGATACTAATTTAGATGGAGTATCAGCATTACGATATGAATCAGTATTTTTACAAACCAATAATTGTGCTATATCTAATGATTGGATTAATATGCATGATAATTCTAAAATGACATTTACTAAATCCAATGAGATATATCGTTGTGAATGGTGCAATGACACTACTAATAGTAAACCATTGTTTGTTAAATTACATGGCGATAAATGTAAAAAACGTCCTGGTTATGTTATTCCAGAATATGAATGTACGCATTGTGGCACAATAATAAATGATTTATCTAATTTTAAAGCACACCATCAAGATAAATGTAAATACCATCCACAAAATATAGGTAACTATCATAAATGCGAATATTGTAATGATTTGATAGCAGATTATGAACAATTTAAATTTAAACATGGTGAAAATTGTAAAGAAAATCCAAATTATAAACCCCCAATATATAAATGCGAGTATTGCAATATGGAATTTACTAATATTGTTACTTTTAAAAATTTTCATGGGGTAAAATGTTGCCAACGCCCAAATTATATAAAACAATTACACAATTGTATATGGTGCGAAAAATCATTTAATTTAGGTAATTATACGCAATATCATGGGGAAAAGTGTAAATTAAACCCTAATTACATACCAATAGAATATAAATGTGACCATTGTGGTTTTATCACACAAAATATATGTATTTTTAATAGATTCCATCAGGATAAATGTAAATATCATCCAGATTTTATTAAAAAAAATCATCATTGTATTTGGTGTAATGAAGTTCTTAGAAATAAATCAATATATGATGAAAAACATAATGATAATTGTAAATTAAATCCTAATTATATTCCAAAAACCTATACCTGTTCTCATTGCGGTACTATTACTAAATCACTATCTACATTTAAACAACATCATGATAATAACTGCAAATATAATCCAGAATTTATACCTAAAGAATATAAATGTCAATATTGTGATAAGAAAATAACACATTTAACAGATTATAAAGTACACCATGGAAATAACTGCAAACATAATCCAAAATTTATATCTAAAGATTATAAATGTCCATACTGTGATAAAAAGATAACACAATTAATGGATTATAATTATCATCATGGAAATAATTGTAAATATAATCCCGATTATGTCAAAAAAATATATACCTGTGTACATTGTGACCTGAAAACTAGTAATAATTCCGTACTGACTAGATGGCATAATGATAATTGTAAACATAAAAAATAATTTAAATTATTGGTAAACATATCTAGTACAATATAACCTTTCTTGACCATTAATTTGATGGTTAAGAAAGATTGTATTGTACATCGTACAAAAATGTTATATAATTATACTTCAAGTGTAATAGGAGTTTTTAAAAATGAATGAGAAACAAAAAAAAGTTCTGTCAGATGAACATAAAGAAAAATTAAGATTAGCTAATCTAGGTGATAAGAATCCAATGTATGGTAAATATGGTAAGGATAATCCTAACTATGGTGTTCCATTAACAGAAGAACGTAAACGTAAGATTAGTGAAGGATGTAAATTGGTAAGAGGTGGTGCTGGTAATAGTTCAGCTACTGAATATCATTTAACCGATACTACCGGAAAGGTAC